TAAGAAACTTAAGATAGAGAACTCGATGGGGATGGTGTCGTCATGGACGATGTTTTTCCAGCGCAGCGATGTCAATCTCCGAAATGAATGGAGCAATTACACGAATTGGCCGTATAACTACCTCCCCTATGATATTATTCCCGCGCCCATCGACGACGACTGGCGCCCGGCTGCGTTTAGTGAAGATATTCGAATGACGACCGACTTATCCGCGAATCTGAATCCGGTTTTCGCGAATGACCGCTACTTCTTCGATAAGAATGGCCCGAAAAACGGGATTGGACCAGGCATCAACCCGCGCGATAAACGTCTCACCGGACTTCATATTACCGGCGACTTTCAATCAGAAAATGAACGCGATATTTTACAGATGATGGGAATTTCACTCAACGGCAAATACCGAGAGAATCTACTGGACGCGGGTGTCTATAACTACGTGGAAAAATACACGCGCACCCGCGGAAGCGCGAAACCGGGGATATATTGTTACAATTTTTGCCTGAATTCTGACCCGTTTGACCTTCAACCAAGCGGCGCAATCAATATGAGTAAGTTCAACCAGATTGAGTTGGAGATGACGACGATTTATCCGCCTCTCGATTCGGCGGCGGAGGTGAAAGTGATTTGTAATCCGAATACACGAGAGATTATTGGCATGAATAAGCCGAATGTGAATATTTACTTGTATAATTATGACCTTCATATCTTGGAAGAGCGGTATAATGTTCTTACGTTTGTGTCGGGAAATTGCGGACTCATGTATGCGCGGTGAGAGTTCGATGTATAATAATCTATGGTATATATAACTTACACCAGAAAATGGCAGACGACGAAGAAGAACGACCCGATGACGGCGATGCCGACGGCGAAGAAGACGCCGACGGCGAAGAAGAAGGAACGTTTAGCAAAGTAGGCGGGATGTTCGGAGGGGGTGGCGAAGCCGAAGAAAAAGCGTCAAAGATGGCAGGAGATGTGGCGAAAGTGAAGCCAAAATCATTATTCGACCTAGAAGCATTGAAAGAGTTCGGACTCAGCGTTTTAACGCTATTTATTGAAACGGTGATTATTTCGGTCATTTGTGTGAATATCATGTTTTTTGCGGCGCCGGAAAGCATCAAAGACAATCACATCAATTTGAATAAATTATTCCCCACCGACCGTCATGAATGGCCGTATTGCTATACGAATGAATACACAAGTTGCGACGCCGATTGTGATGATAAGTTCGGCGGTATCGCGGATGACCCCAAAATCGAAACCGCCAAAAAAATATACCTGAAAGCCGCGATTCTTCTTGATACATACGTCTTTAAATGGTTCTGTTTGACAAAAGAAGACGTGGATATGGTGAATGACAGCGTGGAAGAAGGCGTTACGAAAGTAAATCTGCTGAACTGGGATTTTATTAAGGCGCGATTTAAGCAGTGGATTAATAACGCATTCATTTTTTCATTTTCATCAGACCGTGCGATGTTGTCGTATATTTTCGAACAGATTACACGTATTTCAAACGCGATTCCGGCGGAATTGTATGACGCTGTTTCTCCACTTCTGATTATTTTTATTCCATTCGTCTTTTTGTTGATTGTCGGATTTATGTTGATGGGCGGTCCATTCTTTACAACAGTGATTGGTATGATTGTGAATCAAACCGACCATCGTAAAGAATTTATCGGCGGTTCATTATGGTCACTATTTACTGGGTTCGGGTTGGGTATATTTCCGGTGATTGCGTATTTTGTTCAACTAATACAATTTATTGGCACGTTGATTGTATATCCACTTCTTCACTGGGACCAATATCGCGAGTTATATGCTCGTTATGTTCCAATCATCTTCTTTTTCTTTAATTTGACGCTGATGTTTTACGCATTTGAGTATTTAGATATTAATGTTGCGGCGATTGTGATTTTGATGTTGCTGACGTTGTATTTAACACATTACTGGCAAGGAATTATGGAGTTTTTTGATTCGATTAAGAACTGGAGTGGATAGCGGAGCCGAGCGAAGCGGAGCCGAGCGGAGCCGAGCGGAGCCGAGCGGAGCCCCGATAAACAACATAAATAATATCGTATAAGAGCTATTATATCCAAATTATACGATATGGGTGGAAAAAAGAAAGCATCGGTAGCATCGGCCGGCATCGAGAAATCAAGTCCTGAATATTTCAAAAAATATCCATTTGTCAGCGTATGCACACCCACATTCAATCGTCGGCCTTTTGTGAATGCGATAATTGCGTGTTTCAACGCACAAGATTATCCGCAAGACCGTATGGAGTGGATTATTATTGATGACGGAACCGACCCTATCGAAGACCTTGTAGCATCCCATCCTCGTGTAAAGTATTTCAAATATGATACCAAAATGACGCTGGGCCGAAAGCGGAATTTGCTTCATGAAAAGTCGCGCGGTGAAATATTGGTGTATATGGACGATGATGACTATTATCCACCAAAGCGTGTTTCGCATGCGGTTGAAATGTTGGTATCTCATCCAGAGGCATTATGCGCAGGGTCAAGTGAGATTTACATCTATTTCAAGCATATCAAGCAGATGAAGCGTCTTGGACCATATGGCCCGAATCATGCCACCGCAGGAACATTTGCATTTAAGCGTAAATTAATCAAGAACAATCGTTATAACGATGACGCGTGTTTGGCGGAGGAGCGTGCGTTTTTGAAGGATTATACCGTCCCTTTTGTTCAACTCGACCCGATGAAAGTGATTCTGGTATTTTCGCATGAACATAACACGTTCGATAAACGCAAGCTGCTTGTAAATGCCAATCCGGATGTGGTGAGAGATTCACCGAAGAAGGTGATGGATTTCATTAAAGACAACGACCTTCGTCGGTTTTATATGAATGAGCTGGAGGCGTTGCTGGAAAAATATGAGCCGGGACGTCCGGAAATGAAACCGGATGTGATTGCTCAAACCTTACAGCTTGAGAAAGAACGCGCCAAGATGGCGGAAGATGCGGCGGCGACGGGGGGCGGCGGCAATATTGTATTACAACAACCCGGACAACCACCCGTCACATTGAACAACAAACAGGTGGTTGATATTCTTCAAGCATTACAAAACGATGTAGCGTCACGTGATCAAGAAATAGCACGACTAAATCGCGAATATAAAGTGCTTCATGATAATTATATGTCGTTACAAAAGCTTCAAGCGGCATCCATAGCAGCGGCGGTGAGTGCGACGACACCAGCACCAGCGACGACTGTGACCGAACCCGAAACGATTTACGTCTAAATACACCGTCAATGACAATAATATCATAATGAACTGCGTCAATCACGTCGGTGATGATGATATTATTTATGCCTTATGCCTTTACAATCTCAACCGAGTTAATCTTCAAACAAAGAAAACTCGTCTTCGATTCATGGATCACAAATTCATGACCCTTATTGTATTCTTCAAATTTATCTTTGAGAATATTCTCGATTTCACTTACTGGAAGTTCATCGTCTTTTGATTTATATTTATTCCGTGAATCAATATGGGGGTTGTCGTCGTCGCTATCTTCACCGCGTTTCTTCGACTTCGACGACTTTGACGACTTCGTCTGCTCCTCCTTCTCGGGTGGAAGATACTCCCATTCACCGACCGCCTCAATCGTTTGGTTATTTGTCGTATAGACAACAGAGTCTGAATTGAAAACAAGTGCGGAACCTGGAGCATGGTCATAATTATCGAGGTCAATTTCTGTAATGAGGTCAAATTCATCAAGGAACTCATTCTTACGAAGATAACTGCGAATATAGCTAATAATTTCAGGTGTTGGCTTTACAGTATATATTTTGTTTTCTGAGTCGCTATCGCTGCCACTGCCACTGCCGCTGTCTTCGCCCTCGCTGCCACTGCCGTCGCTCCCGCTTCCGCTCCCACTTCCGCTGCCGTCGCTCTCACGCTTGCTATCACGCTCGGCCTTTGTGCCCGGAGGAGATACAGAAACACACTCAATCTCTGTATCTAAAATTAAACGATATTTCGAATCAAATGAAATCGACGCGCCCATGATAGTTATTTCTAAATACTAATAACATCTTTTACGTATTATTCAAACGCATGACATCGAGAACGACAATGACATAGGGTTTTATTCTAATAACACAGAATCGTATTGGGGGTCGCTTTCACTGTCGTCTTCACCAACTACCGTCTTTTCCATATATTTGTCTAAATAACGATATATCCGATTGATGTCCAATTTCGTGATTTCATACATCTCTAAGATCCGCGGAATATCCTCTTCCGAATACTGTTTTTTAAGTGTCATGAAAAATGTGAATAAATCGTTCTGGTCCATCGAAAGCTGAATACACAAATTCTGTATGAAAAGTTGGTTATTGTATTCAGTGCTGTATTTCGTTAAAACCTTCGTAAATCGCACCTCGGTCGGATGAAATCGTGCCTTTTTCGGGAAGGATTTATGATACAAATGATGATTGTAAAACGTCTTGATGAGAGATGAGAGTTCGTTGAATAACCATATCTGATTTTGAAATGTAATGCGGTCGAAATAGTCGGCTTGACAGATGTTATCCAGGACCATCTTATAAAACGGTGCGCTTACTGAAACGGGCATCTTTTCAAACAAGTCGATGATATTTTCATGCCAAAGAAGTCCGATGGTGGTGCGGTCGGTTTCGTTGATTAGAACATTATGGTCGTAAATCGGGTATTCGGTATTCATCAACTTTTCGGTTATCTTTTTGATGTCTTCATTATAGGTCTTCGGCTGAAATATCGCATGAAGAATATTATTCGCGAGTATTGTGTTTGATTTTTTGCTCATCTCCATTACTGCGTTCAGCTTACGCAGATTACCTTGAACGAATGCGATGATGTTTTTCCGCATGACCGCGTCGATGGCTGGCAACTTCATGTCGATGATGTGCGACATTTGCGCAGGAGTAGGTGTTTTCAACTCATAGACGTAACACACCTTCATCAATTCTTTGATTTTCTTGTCGATGTGGTAATTCCCAATACAGATAATCGGATTCATCGTGATTTCTTCTTGCTTCTGTTTCTTTGTTTTTTTAGGACGAATGAGTTTGATAAGAGATGTGATACCGCCTTTATCGCCGTTATTCATTCCGTCAAGCTCGTCCATCACTACGACGATTTTTTGGACCTTTCGTTGAAATATCGACATGATGTTTTTATCGGAGATATTGTGTTGTGTTATCGATTCGATGATGGACTTGTTTCGGATATCTCCCGCGTCATATTTCACCATATCATAGTTGAGTTCTTTTAGTAGGCGAACCACGAATTCAGTTTTTCCGGAACCTGGCTCGCCATAAATATAGATGCCTCGTTTGAATGTAAGGTCGGATTTGTTTTTCTGGAAAGATGCTAAGAAGTCTCGGATATTGTTATAGATGGTTTCTCTGCCAAGAAAGGTTGTATAATTTTCCATGTATTTTGATGTATGTCGATGTATTTTGATGATATCTCGATGTATTTTGATGATATGTCGATGTATTTCGATGTATTTCGATGTATTTCGATGTATGTCTTATGTGAATATATTTTTTATGTTTATATGTTATAACAAGCATTATTCAGAGAATGAACGCAATCCAAGAATTATTTGCCCCTCTTGACAAGGATTATTGTCTGTTGTTTTACTGGCTTACCGTTGTTAATTTTATTTTCTTAGCGGTTGCTGCGTTGGGCTTTCTTTCATCGCTGGTTCTCTTATTTAGGGGGAAAATCACGTTAATGAGCGGAGTTTATTCATTCTTGATGATTCTCGTGTATGCTCTCATGTATTTCCAGACACGCTTGTTCTACTCGATGTGTGTCACGAGCAACATGAAGGCGGGAACATATGGCATGGGTGCTCCTTCTGATTCACTCCCTGCTGTTGCCAAGGGGGCTTCTGGTGCGGCACCTGGTGCTTTCCGTATGTAAATATCGCGTGACGATATTACATGTCACAATATGACATAATAATTTCGTTATTTTGTCATAAATTGATAGATAAATACGCATGAAGACGATGACGACGACGATGACGATGACGATGACGACGACGACGCTTGATTACGTCAAGCACTTCAACGAACTTGCGCGTGACTTTTGACCATCTACGATGCCTTCCCATGGAACATATCCACCGTCGGCACCATTTAATCCTGGTGCGGTATAAACGGCGTTGTCATTGTTGACTTTGTTGAAATTCTCACAGTTATTGTTTTGGTCGGGAGCATTAAGTGTGTATCCCAAACCATACGTATCGACACAATTTGTTCCATCGAATTCCATACGGTCTGGGCATTTCGCAATCTCAGGCGGCCACTTCTGCGTGCTCTTTGACTTCAACAGTAAAAACGCGACGGTTCCGATTGAGATCACAAACGCGATCACTGCGAGTAATAACACCATTTTTTGAATGGAGAGATTGAAAAAGTTGCTAAACAGCCCATCACCGGATGAACCAGCACTTCCATTACTCGAACTTCCGAACGCCGACGAACCTGTGTTTTTTGAACTTGAAATGAAATCCATAACTATATAAAGTAGTGATATAATATCTGTGTATTATACAACAACGTTATTTAGCGTATTCGCATTCGCATTCGCATTCTTTCATTCGTATTCGTATCCTCATTCTCATTGTCATTGTCATTTTCTCACTTCAATCAAATGAACCGGTTCGATTATCGCACTTTCCCAGAAGAAACATTTATCGGACAACCTAAAAATGGCCGTCTCGATATCTTGACTCCCCCGATTCAAGACCAGTTCGCTCTTTATGATAAAAATCCTGTTCATCAGTGCGTGACTTACCGTGATGCACTTAACGGAATCTGGGAAAACACACCTCTCTCGAATGCGTTCTTCAGTAAGGAGAATATGCAGATTATTCAAAACGGTATTCGTGCTGGGGTGTATCAGCGCTCCCGCGGCAAGTATGTTATCGGCGAACAAGACTGTGATACTCTGCGCATCATCATGCGGACAATTTATTTACAGAATGCGGCCAACGCTCCCACCGACATCCGTGAGCAGATTATCGAGTTGAATGAGTTAGTATTTGAATATTGTGTGCCTCGTGTTCATGGCGAAGCAGAGGGATATATTCAGTATAAGCGTGATGTCAGCAACATGTACACGCCGATGGCTCACCCGAATTTCTCGGATTACAAGCATAAGACGCTAGAGTTGAAGCCGTGGTTTTAAAACAATGTAGAATAAACATAAAATTCGTAAATCAATGTAATATTATGTAATATTTGTCAGTAAATATTTGTATATGTTGTCGATTGACCTTTGTGTTTTTGTGAGTGATGGATATGAATAACCTTTACAACCTCTATGAAATGTTATATTATTCGGTTTGTGTATTGTTATACCTACCGTTCCTTCGTGTTGATTCGTTACAATCGATTTCAACAATTTGGTCATCTC